AGCACATGAAGTTATTAAAGAAATAGAAAGCAATAAAGATAAATACGACATTAGAAATCAAGAGATGACTTTAGATGTTTTCTATAAAGATTTTATGCCTGACACTAAAGCTATGGACAGTGCCACATTGTTAGGTTTTACAACACAATTTAATAAATACAGAGCTAAAGATGCCTTAGTAGATGCCGAGAATAGAGCGGCTTATAACACGGAAAAGAAAATTACAGATGGCGTAGGATTGTTAGATGACATTCCTACAGAAAGTTTAAAAACAGAGTTACCAGATTTTATTAAAAGTTTGCAACCAGTAGTCCCTAATAGTGATGGTTCTAGTAATCCAAATGTGTTGCACACGAATGCAGAAACTTTAGCAATCGTTAAAAGAAGTGTGCTTGATATTATTGCTAATGCAAAAACAGAAGATGATTTAGATAGAGCAGATATTTTAATAAATACAAATTTAGGTTATTCTAAAAATGGGTCAGTGATTGGTACACTAGCTTCAAGAAAATCTAAAGAAGTAATTGCAATACAAGATGAGCTAACTAAAAAAAGAAGAACTTTACAAATACAAGATAGAGAAGAAGCTGATTATCAAAGAAAACAAGAAGTTAAAAAGATTTATGCCGAGTTATACGCTGATGTAACTGAAACTGATGCAGAAGGAAACGTCACAACACGTCCTAAAACACATACAGAAAAGATGGCTTTAAGAGATAGATTAGAAGCTATGGGAGATGTTCAAGCAGTTGCAAATTTTGATAAATCAATGATAGCAGATTTATATATCAATGATGACCCGCAAATTTTAGATGATTTTATTACTAAAATTTATTCTGATGGATTTGAAGATGTAGAAGAAATGAAAGAAGAATTTAACAAATTAGATACTGACCCCAGAAAAATGGGAGCAATGTTAGACCATTATGAAAACTCTCAAAAAGATGATAACGCAAACTTACACATAAACAATCTAGCATACTCTTCAGGTTCAAAAGCTATAATGGATATTATAGATGGTGCTTACAAAGATAGTACAATGCAAGGTAAAGAGAAAGCACAAGCTATAGCCGAAAGCTCTGTTAAACGTCATGTCATTAGAGAAATTTATGATTTTGAAAGTGATTTCTTTAAACAAAATGGAAGAAAACCTACTAATGATGAAAGAGATAATTTCATGGTTAAACTTGAGAATTACATTAAAAAACAATATCAAAATTCAGTTGGTCAAAAAGAAAAACCTTTAGTTACTTTTGATGAGCAACAAAGAATAGCTGATGCTAAAGCCTTAGAAGAAAAGAAAAAGATAGAAGCAGAGGAAATTCAAGAAACTAAACGTGAAGAAGTTAGACAAGCTACAGGTTTCTATGAAACATTTGACACTGCTGTGTCAGCTTTATCAACTATACAAGTACAAACAGATAAATTTGATGACAAATCTATTATGATAAATGGAGAAAAAGTTAATGTTCCACAGATAGAACAGCACCGAACTAATAATGATAATTTCCCATTTAACAGTATTTCTCAAGAAGATTTTAATACAGAAGAAGTCATACCATTTATACAAAATACTTTATCATCAATATTTCCTGAAGGCGTTTTAAATAAAGAATTTTTTGACCTTATCCCAGATAAACAAGGTGCAAAATTAATAAATGATTTATCTAAACAATTAGATATTGACCGAGAATTAATAATTGATGCAATGGAAGGCATGGCTAAATAATGGATTTTAAAAAATTAAGAAATAACGATACTACAGATACTTCAACTTATGTTGTACCTGAAGTTGCTAGAACTGAAACTGATGCGTTAGAGCAAATTCAAACAGAAGAGTTTTATAAAACTTTAAAAAGTTATTATTCATACAGAGAAAATGATAAAAAATTTAGTAAGATGTCTCATGCAGATTTGTTAGATTATTTTTATACTGATAGGTCTTGGAGGACTAACAATTCTTTTTCAATGGGTGCGGACTTATTAGATGTTAGAGGTTTTGAAGATGAACAAAGATTAAAAGAATTTGCGTACATATCACAAACTTATGAAAATTTACCATCATTTTGGAATGACCCAAATAGAAGTTTTGGTGCATGGTTAGTAGATAATGGTGGGGCTATGATAGCTGACCCTGTAAACCTTGTAGGTTTAGGGGTAGGTGGACAAGCCGCAAAACAAGCATACAAACAAGCATTAAGAGTTACTCTTAAAGATAAAATAGCAGGTGAACTTAATGAAACTGCTTTAAAAGAAACAGCTAAATACGCACAAAAACAAGCGTTAGGTAAAGCTGTAATTAAAGGTGGATTAATTGAAGGTGGTATCAATGCCGTTATTTCAGGAGGTCAAGACGCATTATTACAAACTACTAACATAGAAGCAGGTATACAAGACAAATATGATGTAGGTAGAGGTGCGATTGCATCAGCCGCAGGTTTTGGATTTGGTACAGCTTTTGGTTCTGCATTTTCTGCGGGAAGTTTTGTATTAACTAAAAACGCTCTACGAAGAAAGAGTGTTAAAAAATTATTAGAAATTGACGCTAAAGGTAGAAGTAATATGACAGGTTCACAACTGTTTGATGCTCTTGCACCTGAGGACAACACACCATCTTTAAAAATTAAACCTACTCCAAAAACAACAAAAGAATATATCAACGACCTCAATCGAGGTGAAATTACTCCTGAAGATAAACCACCATTAAAATCTAACAATGCCACTAAATTTCAAAAACCAAGTTCTGACCAAAAACAAAGTAATGAAGGTTTAATAAAATTTACGATTGATGAAACTACTGATAAATTAAAAAAAGGTACAATTACACATGAACAAATGATTAATGATGCTGTGAGATTGTATGGAGCTGACCCTAAAAAATTAACTGAGTTTGCAGAAAGAGTTGCGTATGGTGAAGATTTTGTAAATCTATATGCAACAATGGTTGCTCAGAAAGATAAAATAAAAGCAAAATATGACATCATGGGTGCATTAGGAACAGAAAGCAACAGACTTGATTTAACACCTGATGAAAAATTACAGTTGATTGCTGAGTTTGATAAGAAGATGGCAGAAACATCAACTGAATTAATGATTGATAGTGTAATGGGTACAAATGTTGCAAGAGGTATGAATGCAAGAAACATTGATGCTGATGGAACAAGAGCCGCTAAATTAATGACTGAACCAGAAAATCCTAAAATGTTAGAATTAGCAAAAGGAACACCAGAACAAAAATGGGAATTTATGAACGCAGTTGGTAAACTATCTGACAGAGACCAAATTATTAGAGCATTGCAAAATGTTAGAAAAGTAAATAATTGGGAACTTGGTATGGAATTTGTTAACAACAATCTTCTATCATCACCTGATACACACATACTTAACATTGTGTCAGGTTTAGTACAAACACAATGGAAACCTGCAACAATGGCGTTAAGAGGTGCAAACATGTTTTTTAGAGACAAAGACAGAGCAAGAATTATTATGAGAGAAGCTCTACAAACTTATTTATATCAATATGCTTTTTTAGGACATGCTTTAAAAAGAGCAGGGAAATCTTTTTATGAAGGTAGAGCAATACTTGATAGTAGACAAATGAAACATGATAGCAATGTTAGACAAGGGCAACTTCAAGATTTATTTGATGCGTGGGGAGAAGCTCTTACTGATGTAATAGGATTAGAAGGAACAGCTATAGGAAAAGCTGTTACACAATCTTTTAAAGGTGTAGGTAGAGTAATATCAGCACCAATGAGATTATTGTCAGCAGGAGATGAATTTCTTAAATCTATGATGTTTAAAGCTAGAATGACATCTTTGGTAAATTCAAGAATATTAAAAGAAAACCCAGAGTTTAGTGTAATGAATGACACTAATATACAGTTAAATCGAAAGAATTTTACAGATATTAATTATGCAGAAAAGTATAAAAAAAGAGCTAAAGAAATTGAAGATGAATTTATTAATGAAAATGGTTCTGCAATAGAAGTAGGAAATACAGTTAATGATAGATTAAATTCACCATTGTACTACGCACAAGAAGGTTCATACACGCAAAATGTAGGACAAATAAATCCAAACACAGGTAAACTAGAGGATAAAGTTACTGGAACTATTTTAAGAACTGCCACAAAACACAAAGCATTAAGACTACTTGGGCTTCACTTTATTAATACACCCTCAAACTTGTTAAGATGGTCAGCACAACACCTACCGTTTTTAGGTAGATTTCAATTTCAGATGGGTCACATGTTAGCAGAAAAAGGATTAAAAAGTGGTAAATTTAAAAGTGAAGTAGCTAGAGGTTTAAATCCTTTTAGAAAAAAAGAATACCTAAACCCAGAAGCGGCGGCAGAAGCTAAAGCACGAATACAAATGGGTTGGGCATTGTGGGGAACTGCCGTTAATTTTGCTTTAGCAGGAAAAATTGTAGGTGGTGGAGATGTTGATTGGAAAAAACAAAAAGATAGAGAACAAAATACTGGTGAAATTCCATACTCCTATAAAACAAATGACGGAAGATATATTTCTTTAAATAGGTTAGACCCTATTATGATGCCATTCTTTATTGCGGCAGATTTAGTAACATTATTTAAAAACAGATTAGGTACAACTGACGATTTAGACCCTGTTGTAGAAAAAGATGCAACAGAATTAATCATGGGTACTGTAGCTACTCTAGTAAGAAATGTCACTTCTAAATTTTACACAAAAAATATTATTGAGTTAGTTAATCTGATGACTTCAGATGATATTATGTTTTCAAGAAAACCTCAACGAATGGCAACAAACGTAGCTTCTCAATTTGCATATAAGGCTTTTCCACTGTCAGGAGGATTAAGATATTTAGACAGAGTTAATGATGAATGGGAAAGAGAGCTTTATACGTTAAGTGATAGATTGTTGACATTAAATCCAATGGATAGCAAAACCGCAGTTATGCCTAAACGTAATATGTTTGGTGAACCTATTGATAGAAAGAATGGTTGGTTATTTGGATTAGGGGGTGAAAGTGGATTATGGTCTTCACCTTTTGCTATGAGTAATTTTAAAAATTCTGAAACAGCAAAATTTATAAGAGAAAGAGATTTTAAATACACACACCCAGTACAAAGTATTAGATTAAAAGAAGATTCTACAGGTTCAATAAATTTAAAAGATATAAGAAATGCTAAAAATCAAACTGCTTACGATAGAATGCTAGAAATTAAATTTGAAACTAGAGTAGATGAAAACGGAAGCATTATTTATGATAAATCTTATGATGGAAAACACTACACATTGTCTGAATATGTTGAAAAAATGGTTACAGATTTAGGAAATAAAAAAGGAGAATTATATCAACACCCATCAGGTACTATTAATGGTAAAGATGAACAAGCTCAAATTATTATTGATTTTGTAAAACGGATAGACAGATATTCTAAAGAACAAATGATGGCAGAGTTTCCCGAGTTTGCTGAAAGACAGAAAGAAATCTATGAAAACAAAGCTAAAAAATACAACGAGCATTACAAAACACTAGAAACCCTAGCAAACAACTAAACTTACACTTTTAGTAAAACCCAATCAAAAACATAAGGAAAATCACACATGGCAAATAGTTTTGTACGTTATACAGGTAATAACAGTACAACATCATATTCTATACCTTTTAGTTATAGAGCCACAAGTGACCTTACAGTTACATTATCAGGGGT